TTACTTCCCTGCATCCGCAGCCCCGTAGATTGCCTCCCAAATCGACTCAGGGACGACGGCTTGCGCCGCCGCCGGGTTGACCTTGACGGCCTCCGACAAACGGCGTGTGGAAGCCGTGTGTCGCTCCTGGGCCTTCTTCTCTGCGAGTGCCTGCGCGTCAATCGCGCGCCGGAGGCCATCCCGCTCGCTTGATACCGACCTAATTTCCTTCCGCAGTACCTCCGCGCGTGCGTGCTCCGCTTTTGCGTATAGGCCCGTCCCTGTTGCAGCGACGGCGGCAACGAGGAACAGGGCTGCTAGAATCCGATCGATCCCCTGCATTAATCGTCCTTCTTCGGGGCCGGTTGGTCGCCCAGCTTGCGCCACAGGGACCAGTCCTTATCGACCACGCCGCGCTTGAGCGCTACGGCCGTTCTTGCGACTCGGGGCAGAGCGCCCCAGATGTAGAAGACAGAGAGCACGATAGAAGCGAAAGCCGCGTAGCTGCTCAGGGGAAGGGACGAGAGGCCGTAGAGTGCCGTCCCCGTAGATGCGGCTACCTTCGCCGTTGATGCTGCGGCACTGTCGGCCGCCTCTTGAAAAATTCCCATCTTCTCCTTGATTTGGACTACTATACAAGTCCCGTTGCATCTAGGACCATGAATCGCGAGTGGTATTGCTCGCGAAAGCATGCAATATTCGGCGTTCTCCCACCGTTGTAAAGTGCAGTTCCCCAAGACACATTCCCACCATCGACGCGAATCGAAGAAAGCTCAACTACGCCCGGGTCATAGCTCCACGCTCGATGAACGGAGTAGATGGCGGAAATCAGCACTGGCACGCCATACGACCGAGAATGCCACGACGGCGAAGGTGCGCCCTCGACTGTCCATCCAACACCGTTCATATAATCCTCGAAGATCACGTCAAGCACTCGCAGAAACGGTCTCGATGCGTCTGCGATTAGGGAGCCGGAAGCATCGAACACCTGTAGTCCGAAATTACCGGAAGCGGGCGGAACCCGGTCGAACAGAAACAGATAAACCGTACACGGCTGCTCGGTAATGAATGTCAGTGTGTATGTCGAATCGCTACGTTTGGCGCTCCAAAGCGTTATGCCGATTCCGCCGGACGCGTACACACCGTACATCGGCCCAGCGTTTGCGCGGAAAGTGAACGTTACGTTAGGTAGCGTGGTGGTAAAGGGCTTCCCGGCGTCGTTGTACGCGAGGCGGAGCGTGCCGGTTACGGACTGCCCGGACATGGCTTGCACCATCTGATAATTTGGCGTTTTGCCGTCGATCTGATACAGCCCGGTATCGGTGAATGCTTGGAATCCGACCGGCATCAATACACCCCGAACACAATCCACCCCGGAACACGCGTGTATGCGTTAGACCCGCTTGAATTAGGGCTGTACGACCAACTAACGCCTCCGGCGTTGATCGCAACGACGGGAGACGGCTCCGCACCGGACACACGATAGAAAAGCTGTTCGGGCATAAAGGCCCAGAACGGTTCTCCTCCCGACATGTCCGCTGCAACGCCCCCATCTACCCCACCAGTAGGCACAATACCCACGACACGCCCCGCACGTGACTTGCCGTCTAGGATGAGACGCCCGGAGGCGTCCCAGATTTGCAGACCTACCGACAATTAGTAGAACCCCAGTCGATACCGCAGGGTGCCGTTTGCGTCGAAGCCGCGCAAGCCGTTACTGTCAATGTTCAATCGGTTTCCTTGTCCGTCCGTGTTGTTGATTTCGAACCATCCGCTCTTGTCCAGCCTCCAACCAGAGCGGCCCGCTACATAGTTGTTGCTCTGGATGTAGTCGCCAATCATCGCGTTCTGAATCCAGCCCGCGCCGATGAACGCCTGATTGATGAAGACCTGCCCGCCCTGAATCACGAACGGGGAAGTCACGGTGTGGCCGTTCGGGTCGACAACTGCGAATCGCTGCGCGGCTACGAGGACTTGCGACTCGATTTGGCCGTTGTTGTTGTCGATGCCTACACCGATGCCCGCAACGTATAGGCGGCCATCTACGGTTACTTGCGTCTTGATGTTGTACGACGCCGATACACGGCCGTTGAGGTCCGCGTATGACTTCGCAACGGTCTCGACGTTTGCCGCGTTTGCATCGGCCTTCGCCTGTACCTTCGTGATGAGTTCTGCTTGCGCGCTGTCTGCGTCTACACGCGCGCGGGTTTCCGTCTGAACGGCGGAAAGTATGGAGTGCTGTGTGTTGCTTAGCTGGGCTGTCGTCGTGTCGATTCGGCGAGAAAGTGCGAGGTCCGCCTCTACGCGCGCGGATTGCTCCGACCATACTCCAGCGTATACCGTTGTCGATCCGGCGAGGTCGCCCGAACTGCCTGCCATGTCGGGAACAACGATTTGAGCCGAGACCTTATCGATCTTTCCGGCGAGTGCGGCGTTCTCGTCAATCCGAGCCTGCCGTTCCGAAGAAATCGCCGCAGCGTTCTCCGTTACTTTCTGCTGGATGTCGGGAATCTCTTTGATCGGGCCGAGCAACTCTTGGGAGAGTTCCGTATCGGTGATCTTGCCGACGAGGTACGCGAGAATTGCTGTTGCGTTCGACGTGGCCGCCCCGTACACGCCGGGTTCCGATTCCGCCGGATACCACGGACCAATGTTGCCGGACGTATCAACAAGCCGCGCCCAGAAGTAAAGCGATGCGCCCGCCGCCAGATTCAGCAAGCTCGCCGAGTTCGTCGGGAAGCCATACCGCGATAGCGGGGTAGCATTCGCAAAGCGTGGCGTCGTGCTGTACCAAACTTCGGTGTACGACGTGTCGCCGGAGTTCGGCGGGAAAGACCAATTCAACCCGATCGACAATACCTGATCCGTGGTCGCGACGAGCGTAGCAGGGCGGGGCGGAGAACCCGTTTTCCCGTTCAGGCGCGTTTCCGGCGAGTACGCGAAGGGTGACGAGATGTCTAGCGCGTTGACAGCGCGCACGCGTGCAACGTAACGCCCGCTGTAGATGTTGCCTACATCCAGGGATAGCCCGCCAGTCCTACCCGCTGAAATCCAATCTCCGTTATCCCTGCGGAATTCCACGACGTACGCTGTTGCGTTGGGGGCGGCGTCCCAAGCAACCGTCATGTTAGTTCGGGCGATGCCTTGATCGATGACGACGAATTGAGAGAGGCGGACGTTAGCCGGAGGGCGCTGTGCCTTGAAGGTTTCTCCGGTGATTGGCCGGTACTCAATCGCGGCCCCGTTGTCCACAGCGTCATACTTGCCCGGCTCATGCTGCGTCGCTGAAATCTCGAAGGTGATTCCTTCGCGCTCGCTGACGCTGGTAACCCGGAAAAGCTGCGATTTGAGAGTAGCCGTCTCCAGCATCCATACCGCGCCGGGAGCGGGCTGCACGTCGAATTCGGGCTGTACGCTTACGATCGAGTCGCTAACGGACTGAACTGCGCGAGACTGGGCCATTCCGTTAGGCATAACTACCGTCAAGCGGTCGCCGCGCGCGGCACCTTCCGGAGCTTGGTCGAGTGTTACCGTCCCCTTGGATGCGGCCTGCTTGATACGCCCGCCGATTCTCTTTCCTGATCGCGACGGGTCAGCAATCGCGATTACCTGCCCCGGCTGCGCTAACGTGCCATACATCCCGACGCTGAATGTAACCGCGTTCGTCTCGTAGCGGGACGTGAGGAGCAACCAATGGCCGACGCGTTGTGCCTGGGATCGACTCGTGCAACCGAAGGCAGTCACTTCGGCCTTGTTGAGCCCGTATCTTCGAATACCTTCCGCGTCTTCTACGTATTCGACAGTCTGCTTGTATCCGTTGTCGGGGTCGTTGAACGTTACGAGCGCCGATGTGTAGCGCGACTTAAGCGAACTGCCGACGTACTTGAATTGGCCGTTGACGACGTTGGCGGCCGTATAGACATACACGGGGTCGCTGGGCATGTCGGACGACGCAACAACAGTTCCCGCCGACCAATAGGCGATGCCGCGAAACACGCTCGCGAGGTCTTGCAAGACTTTGATAGCATCCGCTCGGGAGGTGATTGCGCAGTTGCACGTAAAGCGCGGTTCCTTGCCGCCTTTGCCGTCTGAGACCAGAACATCGCAATACTGAGCAATCTGATACAACGCATAGCGATCGATCATCGTCGCGTCTACATACTTGCCTAGCCCGTAACGCTTGTTGAGCACGAGGTCGTAAAAGATCCATGCGGGGTTATCCGTCCAGCCGCTAACGAAGGTTCCGTCCCACACGCCGACGTACTGCCTCGTCTGCGGGTTGTAGTTGCTTGGGTATTTCACGAGCAAGCCTTTCACGTCGTAGGAACGTACAGGCATGCTAGAGAACTGCTCTGCATCCAGCATCAGAGCAACCAGAGCACTGAACGGGTATCGGAGCTTCGCGTCTATCAGTTCTGCATAGCTGACGATATTCGTCTTGTCTTGGACGTACTGCGTCGTTGCATCCGGGGTTATGCGGATGCTTCCGGGCCTGCACATCAATTGGATGTCTTGGGAGCTTACGGTGGTCCCGCGCGGTGCGTTCGACGTGATCGGTACGGACGGGTTGCAGTACGGATCGAAGTGGTTCTATCTGCAACTCCTCCAAGGCGACGGGGCCGACAACATCCCCGGACTGCCTCTGTTGTTCGGCCAGCAATGCGGCGAAGCGCGCGCCGTGAAGTACCTAGCCGGAGTCTCCAGTGCGGAGGACGCGTACGACCGCGTACAGACCGCTTACGCCGATCATTACGGCGCGGCATGGGCCGATGCCCTTATCGAGCAAGCGGCCCTCCTATGGCTGCGTACGGACGCGCAAGCAAGCATTGCAAACGTCGCGGAAGCCTTCCCCGATTGCCCCCACATCAAGCGCGCTCTAGAGCGTCTGGAATCGCGCGTCACACAGGAGTTGAATGCCCTCGCTAGTTTCACCGGCAAGGCTTAAACGGCTGCTGCATTACGACGAACAAACCGGGCTGTTCTTTAAGAAGGTCTATCAAGGACCGTTCGTTTTCGTGCTTGGGCGCATCGTCGGTACTCCGCGCGCCGACGGGTATTTACAGATGAAGGTGGACGGCCGGAACTACTTGGCGCACCGCCTAGCGTTCCTGTACATGACGGGAGAATGGCCTAACGGGTTCGTTGACCATCAGGACGGCCAGCGTTCAAACAACCGTTGGTCAAATCTCCGCGTTGCAACCGCGTCGGAGAACGTACACAACATCGGGCTATCCCGCAGCAATACGAGCGGAGTAAAGGGCGTGAGTCTGCACAAAGCGTCTGGGAAATGGTCCGCCCAGATATCCAAGAATGGCGTCTCTTATTTCCTGGGACTGTACGCCGACATCAAAGACGCTGCGGAGGCTGTGCGCGCAAAGCGCGAGGAGCTACACGGCGAATTCACAAATCATGGAGAAAAGTAACTGACCTTCAGAAAATTGTCCAAGGCTGACTTGGCGGACTACCGCGAGAAGTTGCGGGCAGAGCAGGGCAACCGATGCCCGATCACGGGTTGGCATCTTACCGAGGACATCGTAGCGGATCATTGCCACAAAACCGGGATGATGCGGGCTGCACTGCCTCGCTGGGTGAATGCAGTGTTGGGCCGCGTCGAGAACTGGGCGGGGCGTGTGGGTGGTGGTGTGCCTGTGCCTACGTTCCTGCGGAAGTGCGCAGACTACATCGAGCATTACCAGCTTTTCCCGTCGTTCGTGTTCCATCCGTTGCACAAGACGCCGGAGGAGAAGAAGGAGGCCGCAAAGAAGAAGGCAGCCAAGCGACGTGCGGCGAAGAAAGCGGAGGTCGGCAAGTGAGAAAGAAGCCCCGCATTCTGTCCTTGGACATTGAAACGTCCCCGATCCTGGGTTACGTGTGGTCGCTCTGGAAACAGAACGTTTCGCTGAACCAGATTCACAGCGAGTGGTGCATTCTGTCCTTCTGTGCGAAGTGGCTGGACGATCCGCGAGTCATCTATCACGACACCAGCGCACAACGAAACAAAGAGGACGATCGCCGCATCGTTCGCAAGCTGTGGAAACTGCTAGACCAAGCCGATATCGTTGTTGCACAGAACGGCGTCAAGTTCGACGTGCGCAAGATCAACGCGCGATTCATCTTGCTCGGGATGCAGCCGCCATCCCCGTTCCGCGTTGTCGATACGATGCTGGAGGCCCGGAAGCACTTCGGGTTCACGTCGAACAAACTGGAATGGCTCACGGCGAAGCTGTGCAAGACCCACAAGAAGCAGAAGCACGCACAGTTCCCCGGCTTTGAGCTTTGGCGCGAATACCTCGCGGGCAACCCCGCAGCGGCGGCCGAAATGCAGGCGTACAACACGGATGACGTGCTGAGTCTTGAGGAGTTGTATCTTGTCCTCCGACCGTGGATCACGGGGCATCCGAACGTCGGTAACTACGACAGCGCTGTAGGCGACGGGCCGAAGTGTGACCGATGCGGGAGTACGAACGTTCGCCGGAAGGGTCTCCGCTATACCCAAGTCGGGCAGTACCCGCGCTACCACTGCCAAGCATGCGGCGCGTGGAGCCGTGGCCGTCTCACGGTCAACTCGAAGCAGCACAAAGCAAACCTTTTGGTCAGCTAGTGACCGTTCCAACCTTCTACCAATGCGGGTATGTCGCAGCGTCGGAGGGATTCGACGTTGCGGACGTTCCTTTCGGGCGCGGCACAGCAGGCCGTGTCGAGTGGCTACGTGGATTCTATGCCTACCTAGATGAAAGCACTTCTGATTCACGCAGCAGAGGAAGCGGCGGAGTTCACGCAAGCCGCGATGAAGAACGCCCGGAGTGATTGGGGCAGACGGGAACTGACCGACGAGGCCGCCGACTTGGCGGCTTTTGTTTTAGTGATGCATGAGCGGGGCGCGATCGACCCGGAGCGATTCGGGAAGCGCCTAGCGAAGAAGCTGAAAAAGATGAGGAGAAAGTACGGGCGATGAGTGGAACTACTAACAAATTCACTATCAAGGTAGACGCGAAGGAAGCCGCAGAGGTGGTCGAGAGGCATCGGGTCGCGTGAAGAATTTGCCGGTACTGGTTCCAACCTACATCGTTAGTGGCCGAGCGGCGAGGGTGCATATGATGCCGCCAGGGCCCAATCGCTGGAAGGAGCGAAGTCGAACCTATAGCGGTATCGCGGAGGCGATGGGAGCGCAGTGGGGCTAGCGCGGGCGCTACAAGGACAAAGTCAGGAATTTGTGCGACACCCGAGGTGCACGTAATCAAGCCTAGGTGATACTCGTCCTGTTGAATAAGTTGTGCACTTGGGCAAGGGTTGTAGCGATCAAGGCGACAAGAAACGCTATGGACGGGCTTCTCCAGAAGCCTTGCGTAATAAGGCCCGCAAACGTTAACGCTATAGCGTCGTTAGCATATTTCCTCGGGTTCACGAAACACGCGGAAATAAATTTTCTCCGCCGAATGCCTTCTCTCTGCTGCGTGTGAGCGCTGTCAAGGGTGTAGGTCGTCGATATTCTTCTTGGACACCGCTTTGAGGCGCGTTACGATTGTGGTTAGCAAGGCAGAATTACCTTGCTAAACAAACGGGCGAGCTACCGTCGGCCTAGGAACCTGTGTAGCCCGCCCGCCATTTCACGCCACTTCAAAGGACCTCATATGAGACCTGATCCGGCAACCCTCTACGTTGTTCTCGCTGTGACTTATGCGTTGATGGCATTGATCCACAGCCACCCGTAGAGCGCCTTTGTATCCTACAAACAAGTTTGTAGGATAACCGCAGTCTAGCACTGTGGCCCAACGCGTCAAGTGAGCTAAACGGGCCTGTGAAGTTTTAGGCTCCTGGTGCGTCGCGCCATGGCGCGACGCACCTCTGACAGCCTCTTGGAAATAAGCGGCGGTCTTGTCACGTCTATAAGGAGTTGATGCACTCGATTGCTGAGTACCAGAGCCTTCGCGAAAAGGCCGTAGCAGTATCCCTTACCGAGATTCCCGAGGTTCGTCCGTACGCCCGTCGCCATGTCGAGCGACTACAACAACAGGGTCATACCGGAGAAGTCATCAAGCAACTGTGCAGAGAAGCGCAGAGCAGCCGCCGCACGACCGACGACGCGGGCCTGTCGAACCGTGAGGCGCTTTACGCAGGACTCGCCGTATTCCGCGCTGCACTGGAGACCGCCAAGCAGACCAAGCGGAAGGTCTCCAAGATCGAACACAAGGGTGGCAAGTACAACCCGATAAACGCCGTCGATGTCGCCGCTCAAGCGGACGCCACCTGGGACGCGATTTGCGGCATGTTGGGCCGGATGGCTGACCCGGATAGGCCGCTGAGTGTGCAGACGCTCGCGGGGGCTTTGGCGGGCCGTCTCCGCAATCTGACGGGAGGTGCGCCGGAGTATGGCGAGCTGGGCTACGAGCGCGCAGCGTTGCTGCTGCTGGACCACTTCTGCGCTGCTACTGGCTGGCTTGAGGAGCGTACCGGCGAAACCAAGATGATGAGCAAGGTGCGGAAGCCAAACACCTACCACTTGACCGGGAAGTTTCTGGACGAGGTTGCGGCAGGTGGGCTGGTTGCCGACTTCGCAGAGCGTCGCCCGATGCTCGTTCCGCCCGTGCCGTGGACGACATTCTCGACACACGGCGGATACCTGCACGATCAAATCCCCGCAGTTCGCGGTACACGTCGCCCGATTGAGTCGGAGGTGATCGTATCTGCGTTGAATGCGTTGCAGGCGACACGGTTCCGTGTGAATCGCCGCGTGCTGGAAGTTGCACAGACGTTCCGAACGAATGCAGAGGACATGGGCGGGGCTGTGATTAACGGCCGGTACATCGAGACACGGCACGACACGCCGGAATCGATGCGGCGTGCCAAGACGATCCGCAGCGCGCTTACCCTATCGGCATTCGTGGAGCTAGTGGACGAGGATGCGTTTTATTTCCCGTGGAATCTCGATTGGCGCGGCCGGATGTATCCCGCGACGAGCCTTATTAGCCCGCAAGGCGCTGACCTGTGTAAGGGCTGTCTGGAGTTTGCGGACGGGACGCCACTGGGGCGCGACGGCGGGAAGTGGCTCGCAATCCACCTATGCAATCTCGCTGGAGAGGACAAGGTAACTGTGGGCGGCAAGAAGGTTCATAGGACGCCGGACGAGCGTGAGGCGTGGACCCTAAGCCAGGAATCTACGATTCTTCGCGTCGCGGCCGACCCGCGAAACAACATGGAATGGATGAAGGCGGATAAGCCGTGGCAATTTCTCGCCGCATGCTTCGAGTGGGTAGGGTACAGGGAGGAGGGGGACGCGTTCCGGAGCCGCCTTGCGGGCGCACTGGACGGAAGCTGTAGCGGAGTGCAAATGCTCGCCGGGATGACTCGCGATGCGTCGGCGGGCGCTATGGTGAATCTCGTTCCGTCTGAACGCGGAGACGACTATTACGGGCGCATGGCAGAAGCACTATCTAAGCGCTTGTGCGGCCTTGTCGATCACGCCGACACGGCGACGATGGCGCGCTTGCAGTTCTGGGCCGAGAAGCCGATCGACCGTGATTTGTTGAAGGCCCCGAGTATGACGAAGGTGTACAGCGCGGGAACGTACACGTTTGGCGAGCAAGTGCAGAACAAGACCGGCGCACCGGAGGTGGAATCGATGTGGCTTGCGGCACAAATCAACGCGTGCTTCAGCGATGTCGCTCCGGGGATGCTCAATGCGATGGCTTACCTACAGGCCGTGTCGGACGTGATGACGGCGGCGGGTATGCCCCTAGTGTGGCGAACGCCTGCGGGCCTACGGGTAGAACAAGCGCGTGTAGAAACCCGTACAAAATGGATTGAGACTGCTATCAACGGGCTGGAGTCGCGCCGGAATCGGCGATTCGTTGTAGACACGGACGACCTCAGCAAGAACGACCAACGCGCCGGAGTCGCCCCTAACTTCGTCCACGGCGTAGACGCGTCGCATATGGCCTACGTCGTCAACGATCTGTACGCGCGCGGTGTTCGCAACTTCTGGATGATTCACGACTCGTTCGGTGCACCCTTCGCACAGTGCGGAGAGGTTTTCCGCAGCACGCGGGAGCAGTTCATAGCGCTTATGTCGCCGGACCTGCTGCGACGTTGGGCGGATGACGTTACCGCAGCGCTCACAGACGCGCAGAGGGCAGGACTTCCAGAGTTTCCCAGCTACGGCTCGCTCGATATCGGCGTGGTTCGCGAATCGGTCTACGCGTGGTTCTAGCTTTCAAACTGGAAAGATCGATGTAAACTGTGCGTCGGGGTTGCTGTACAAAACAACTAAACCTGAGATTCCGAGAATGATCAAACAAACTACGGCCGCTGTTTTGCTCGCATTGACTCTTGCCGCTTGCGGGGGCGGCGATGATTCCCCGGCTGCATCTGGGCCTGCAATCAAGCTTACGTACTCCGGCGCGCCTCTCGTATCACCTACCAATAGAGCCCGCATGATGGCTGCGGCGGATATTGCGGCATCGTCCCCGGTTACGCCGGATTCGCAAGACACGATCACCCGCTTGCAGGACGCATTCAAGGCCCGTGGTGCAGACATCGGCGTGTATCCCGGCATCATCAACGGATCGAAGCTACGCGACATCGTTATGAGCGAGAACAATGGAGTAGGCCCTACGAATGCGGAGATTGACGCGGCTAACGTCAACATTTCGACGTGGACGTTGGTGAACTTCCAGTTTGACGACATGCGCGGGTACATCGATACGCCTGAAAAGGCCGCGATGGTAGCGCAGTTCCGGAGAGATATTCAGGTATACCGGGACCGGGAGTACCTGAAAGGGAACGTCGTGTTCGTCCCGCTCGCGTTGGGATCGTGCATCCCCAGCCGCGCGGATTCACAGACTGCCATGCAAACCTTTAACAACATCGCAAGGGATGTCGGGGCGTTCAACTTCGAATACATGGCTGTACCGCCCGCAGTTGACCCGGCGCATATGGGAGCGGACTGCGAGACTCCCGATAGCATCGCGCAGCAAGCATATTTCGACCACGTTGTAGACTTTCTGATGTCACACTACAAAGTTGCCCTCGATACCATCGACAAGTGCAAGCACAATCCGGAGGCTATACCCGAGGACGGCCGGGCGGCGCAGTGCTGGGGCATCGAGCCGGTGAAGAAATAGCTTGCAGGGTGATCCAAAAGGGGCTAGTATTATGGACATGGGCGACGCACCCGCGTAACCCGACAACCCCTAGAGGACGATTGAATTGGAAAAGACCGTGGACATTCTCAAGACTGAGGCTGAAATTGCGAAGCTGATGGCGGAGACACAGAAGCTGAACGCAGAGGCAGGCAAGTTCAAGCGGGAAACGTTCTTGATGCCCTTCGTAGCGGGCTTCGCCACACTGGCCGCTTCTATCGGGGCCGTAGCAGGTTTCGCAAAGCTGTTCGTCCACTAAACATCTGGCCCGCGCAAGCGGGCCTTTCTCTATGCGCTACTCCCCACCTTCCGCCGCCGACCTTCGCAAACTCAAAGACTCGCTTAATAAGACCAGTGAGGAAATGGCCGAATTGTTCGCGCTCGCGGGCGGGCAGCAGTGGCGCAAGTACACGGGTGGGGAGTCTCCGCGTGTCATGGGCGAGGATCGCCTGTTCTACGCTGCTGCGCGGCTTGCGCTCACGGACGAGGAGCTACGGCGCGTCTATGACAAGATGCGCGAGATTGGGGCGGACTTGTCCGAATAGCCTAACGCACTGAGGCAGGCTTGCATCTCCGCGTCGCGGCGTTTCACGAGGCCCGGAAGAACGACCTTCTTCCCGTCGATAGTCCCTTTGTTCCAGCGGGGTAGCTCGCGGCATGCGCCGACGTGATCCCCCGCGTTTAACTTCCGGAGCATCGTGCTTGATCGGAAATTGCCTACCCCTAAGTTGTACACAAACGACGTGTACGCCGTTTGTTCGCCGTAGGAAAGGGATACGGTAACGGCGCGGTCTACAGCGGCTTGTGCGGTCGCCACGTCCTCCCCAAGCAGATAGCTGCATACGTCGTCGGTGTAGCGTGTGCCAAGCTTTAGGGGCTTCCCATCTGGTCCCGTTGAGTCGTGACCCGCGCACACCGCTAGGCGGCCTACCGGGTCCACATATACGTCATTCTTCCATCCTTCAAACCCCGCAATCAACGTTGCGGCGGCCACGGCGGCTACGCCTGCTACTCGGGCAACGATAGCCCGGTTCAATCCGTTCAGTAGAACTCCTTATTAATATAGGGCAAGCAAAAAGCCCGCAAAGCAGTTAGCGCGGGCTTATGATGTGAAATTTACAGTGTTGCGGCTATCTGTTCGGCTGTTTCTCTGTAGTAGACCCGAGATAGCATCTCTAGGTCTTTGTGTCCGCTTATCTTCGATAGCTTGAGCACGTCCACCCTCTTGGCTAGACGGGTAAGCGCCTCCGCGCGTGAGTCCCGGAACTGCATGCCAGTGATCCCTACACGTGCCTTCGCCTTGCGGAACAAGGTATCCAGAGATGCGGAATCGACCGTGAAAAAGTGCTGACGATGAGCCACGGGGCGGAGTAGTCTTACGACGTGGCGAGTAAGAGGAATCTCCCTAGGTTTGCCCGTGGCGTACTGCATTTTGTGCTTGACGCGCGCCACGCGCTTATCGAGGTCGATCGTGTCTTTACCTAGCTGCAATATCTCATTGACCCGCATACCAGAGCGGAGAGCGACGAGCCATGCCAGGGCAACCTCTTGGCTAAGTGTGACCGGCTCCCGACCAGTGACGTAATCGAGCGTGCGGACGACGGGCCGGACCTCCTTCCAAGGATCTACCCGCCGATCACGGGGAGGACCTTCTTGCGGAATCTTAAGACCCGTAAACGGGTTATGCTCGATCCAGTGCCATTCGTCACGGGCCGTCAAGAAAACGTTACGGATAAGGTTTACGTCACGGACGACGGACGAGGGCTTGACTTTCTTTAGGCGCGCGTCCCGCCACTCGACTAGGTGCGGAGTCTTGAAATCCGCAAGCGGAATCGCGGCGAGCTTCGGAAAGTCCCGGATGAACGCAGACAGACGCAGCCGTTCCTTATCCGCACTGGCCTTCTTCGGGGATACATCGCGCACATACCTGTTGAATGCGTCTTCTACGGTGTATAGCTCCGGGGCGGGCTTGTTCTGAGCTTCCCGAAGAGCCGCCTCACGTTCCGCAGCCCATGACTTCGCCTCGCGCTGTGTACGGAACGACTTGGTTTCCCGGCGGCCTCCGACGTAAATCGAAGCCCGCCATATTTTCCCCTCTTGGTACAGCGATGCCATACGTGCAATCTCCCGTGCAGTTTTCGTGCAATGAAACGCGGAAACTATAGCATTCGTCGGGGATTTGTGCGGGCATTGGGATTGCGGAATTGGTTGCAAGCCCTTGATTTCATTGCAATTACGCTAGGGGTGCGGAATTGCGGGTATTGCGCTTGGTGCCGGGGACCGGACTCGAACCGGCAAGCCAATTAAGGCGGCGGATTTTCGTCACACTGCTTCTTTCGAAGCCGGCGCCGCGCGGCGCCGTTCGTGCGCTGGACTATGCCTTCGCCGTCGTCCGTACGCGGTTCGACCGCGTGAACCTTAGGCGCCCCCCGTCTAGTCTCTACACCTTTCCCGCCACAGCCGCCTCGGCTGTCTCGGGACTTGGCTCGGCGTTGCCTCGGCGCGTCGCGCGCCAGGGGTTTCGCCGAATTTGAAGGGTTCTGCACCGGCCGTTTCCGGCCGGGCACTCAATCGTTTAAGTCCGCTATGTTTACCAATTTCATCACCCCGGCAAGGGCGGAGCGCATTCTACCACCGGTCGGGCCCTCCAATGCGCTTTCGCCCGCGGCGGCGGCACGCCGAGTTCGCGCGCCGGACGCTCGGTGGCGTTCGCGGCGCACCGTCGGAACCGATGCCGGATGGCGATCGTCGCCGCGACTTGCGTATGCGTCGACGATGCGCCCGGCACGTGGGGCGACGCGAAGCCGAGCGCCCGGCCCGTCGCTGCCGCTCAGGCCGAACACCGTGTGCGACGGCAGGCCGCGGCCTTGCCGCTACGCGTGCTTGCCCGATTGAGTATTTGTGTACGCGATGCTCGCGTCGAGCAGCCCGTGGAGCGCGACGCTGCTTTGCGCGTGCGCCGCCGCGGTTGCGGTTGCGCCGAGCACGGCGGCGCATGCCGCGCCGATGACATGTCGGTTCGTGTTGGAAGCCTGGAATGGCTCGGTCGTCAAAGAGCGTGACGACTGCCGGGCGCGGCCGGCGGCCGATGCGCGAGACGGCTCGCCGGTTGCCGGCCGTGCCGGTTCGGCAAGGCGCGTGGATCGATTGCACGGCCGGGCTTGTCGATCGCCGACGACGGCATGGCGAACCATGCCGGACCCATCCGTCGAATGGCGGATGCGGGACGCCGGCGTGCCGACGCAATCCGGTCAGCCGCGTGGTGGCATGCGCGGCGCGCGGGCGGAGGGGGCGCGCGGCGAGAGACGGATCTTGCCGAATTCCGCTTCGGGCAACACGCGCATGATCGACGTCATCGCGTCCGATACGGAGGTGCTCGCCAATTCGAGCTGCAGGCTCGCCTGCCCGGTCTGGTTGTCGATGACCGCGGTGTAGATGTCGAGCGCGGCACCGAGCACCTGATGCAGCAGGCGCCGCACATGCGGCAGATTGCCGGCGCCGACGCGTATCGACATCAGCACGCGAGGGTCCGCCCGCTCCGCTCGCAT